CACTTGCTCCTCATTGCCGTAGCGTGTCCTTGTGTAGTTGCGTACGTTAACGCCCATGTTGTGTGTATTAGACGCACTCAGTGTGCGCCAATGCCACGGGCAGGGCATGACCCTGCTCTTGCCTGCTGGCAGGACGTGACGAGCATTGCATCACGGGAGTGCTGCCGGTATCCCGTGTCTTCCACACTGTCCCGAGTCGGTTGATGACCTTCGGTGGAGCGGCAGCATCACCAGTCGATCGCAATGCCGCTGGAGTTCGCCGCTGTGTCTCTCTCGAGACCCCAGTGCTTGTTGTCTTGACCAATCCTAATGGATCGATCTGGTCTTGTCTCTTGGTTTGGTCCGGTTCGACGAGTGGCACAGTGCCTCAACTCATCTCATCCTCTTCAGTTGTTTCTTGGTTGAAGGATTGAGACTCTCCTCACCCTTAACAGGGAGAGTCGAGATCATCAACCATCAAAAGAACTAACTGGTTTTCAGCATAGCACCGATTGACCCATCGACAGCCCAATCAGTTGACAAAGTGTCACAACATAGTTGTGGCGAACAGATCACTGTACTACTACAGTACTACTCCCCCTCCCTCCCCATGAAATCCATTGGTATCACTGGCTTCTCAAGGGATTTCCCTGCACCACCACGTGTTTCCAACTACCGCATGGGGGGATGCGCGCCTGCATGTTCGATAACACAGGCTTTAGAAATTTATGTCATTTATTGAGGTCGTATTCCTCTAACGCAGACAACAAAGCAGCAATGATATCAGGACTACCATTAATCTCTCTCACTGCTTCTAGTGCTTTCTGCAACTGCTCTTTTCTCTGCTGAGTAAGGTGGTTCTGTTTTGAATCGGACATAATCGTTATAGTAAGCAGGTAACCATGTATGAGGAGTAAGACAAACCTTCCAATTAGACGGATAATAAAGACAATTGGTAGTCATCATGTATATATACAGTATGATCGCGGACATCATGTCTTCTCCTTCTTTTCACACCACTTCTTATAATCCTCATCTTCTTTATCCTTATCCTTACCAAACTTATCAACCATCTCATAACACCACTCTCTCAACTCATTCACAGACGGGGTAAACTTCGCTACCCCAAACACCCTCCCCACTTCTTTCGGTGTGTATCTTATGCAACATCCTTGTTTATAGTACACTTGGAAGAAATTAGGACCAGTATGCTCTCTATGATAGGAGATATAGGTGCAACGATCGTTATTAGGATACTTGTATTCCATGTTAAAGGTGGGTTAGTGGTAGTTGGAGAATGTGCTTTCAGAATGTCCTTCCCCAGGGACATTAGTAAAGAGAGAGGTTGTGTCTTTGTACGAAGTACTAGGCACGTCCTCTCTCACAGGCTCGGGTCCACCCTTCCCTCCCCTGTATAGGGTCAGGGTTAGACTAAACCCAGGTGGGGACTGGTCCCTTTACATCTGCTTTAGAAAGTAGTTTAGAGTCGTATATCTGTTCTTTAGTCATACCTAATACGAGGTGGTCTGCTGACTTCTTAGGGTTGTCTAGGAAGTCCATGATCATATCACCCCATTCATCTCTTTTACGTTGGTTGATAGCCTCCTGAGCACTGATTGCTAGGCAATCTGTGAAGTACTTAACACCTTGTGCTAGGCAGTCTAATCTGTCGTCATGTTTAACTGCACCTTTCTCACGACACATTCTACTCATCTGATAGAAGAGCATGTACATAAGTCGTTCTTCTGGAGGTTGGTCTTTGTTGGAGGTATAATCCCAGTCAATGACAGAACGATCAATAACCAACCTATGTTGATTAAGAACAGGTTCCAGGCTATCGATGATACGATCTTCTTTTCTAACATTAGCTCTTACTTCTTCAATATCAAGAGGTAGTTTAATCTGTTGTAAGTGCTTCCTAAACAGCTCTGATACGATACCATCTCCAAAGTTGGTCTCGATAACGAGTTTTGAAACGCTGTACTTTCTACACCCCCGGAGAATGTTGAGAAGGGTGTTGTCTGAATATCCATCTCTATAAGCTCGCATTTCGTGCAAGTACAGAAAACCATTGTGTTGGGAGATATAAGCCGCTGTTGTCTCATCTGTTCCTCTACCTGATGGATCAACTGAGCATATTGTTTCTGTGTAAGGAGACCACTCTCCTCCTCCAAACTGCATTGGACTGTAGAAATAATCTCCAGGTAGACCGACAGTGGGAGCGTCTTTGATAACATTAGCTGGGTCGGAGCACCAGACGATGTTGTCTGGAGCAAGAGTGGGGTTAACGCTAGTGACGATAAGGTCAGCCATTTTAAGGGGAAACTTCTCAGCGTCTGAGAGGCTTGTGTCAAGCATGAACTGAAGCATGAAGTTGCTTCTGCCCATAGACGCTTCACGTTCAAGTAGGTCATCTTCGGTAAACCTTTGGTCTGTTGGATCCCAGTCTTTAGCACCTGTGTCTACATCCTCTACTAACTGGGGAGCGAGGAGACCTTCATATTGATCATGATTACGTGGGTATCTAGCTGGCCAGACGAAAGGACGATAGTTCCTTTCAGCTAGCCTACGATACACAGTGAAAGTAGTCTGTGGGGTTCCAAGGAAAAGAATCCGGGAGTCTTCTTTTGGGGTGAGGATGGATTCCACTTCGGTACACAATTGCAGGAGCTTCTCTCGCATTAGTTCCGTTAGACTGTTTCCTGGGACTTCGATATCGTCCAGGATCATCAGGTCTGCTCGGCTTCCAGTCAATTGTCCAGTGATCCCGACTGATTTCACCGAAGGAGCTTGGTGAGGAGAGCATTGTACATCAAATGAGATACGAGACCACCTAGCTTCATCTGACTTAGGTCTTAGATGTTTTAGCCATGGTGTCTCGATGATTAGTTTTTGGAGGAAGATAGACATGTTATCAGCTCTCTCTTTAGAGGCTGAGATAATCATCACCTTCTTCTCAGGGTTATTGAAAAGCGTCCACAACACGAAGGCTCCAGTAATCCAGCTCTTTCCCACTCCACGGAAAGCCTGTATTTGAAGACGCTTAGGTCCATGCTGAAGATAGTCTGCGATTGCGTATTGTGCACGTGTAGGAGAGGGTAGGTCAAGTTGTTGCCATAATGCAGAAAGGAAGACCCGAAAGTCTTCCTGCATTAGAGCTAGGGTGTTTTGTTGCTGATTGGACATACTGCTTTGTCTACTGGTACTAGTCTTTGATAGACCTTATCCCATACTTGGCCCTTAGAGGGCTTAGAAGGGGCTTGTTTTTTCTTTTCCATGTCAGTGTACCTAAAGAGGGTTAAAGGGTTGTTCTAGGGCATCAGAGAGTTGAATGAGAGACCTTGAGGAGTTTTCATCTTAGCTGATTTATCTGTTTCAAATTTACCAGGGCTAAACTTACGATTGATCAGCTCTTCAAAATAACCCTCCTTAGAGAGCTTTGTAAGGAGTTTTTCAAGCATTGCCATGCGTTGATCATCAGTAGCATTATCAGGTAGTTTAAAATTGCTTAGACTAATCCCACGTTTCTTTAACCATTGATGAATACCTACTCCTTTGCCTGTGTGGAGAAGTTTAGAAAAGACTACATAGTTAGCCTTACTATCCCCACCCTTCAAAGCATACTGTACGTCATTTGGATCACCACTTGGTAAGCTAAGGAATGTAGCTAGTTTGTTGTCTAGTTTCTTCTTGGCTCTTGGAGAAGCATTGTTATAAATGCTATCCATGAAGTCTAGTTCAAGGATATGGTGTGCTTCTGGGTTATCCATCGTACGCTCCATAGCTGTAGGTGCTTTTTTAGTATCTAACCTTGGTTCACCTAAAGGTCGTTGTTCTAAATCTCTTATACTACGACCTTCTCTCTGCCATTGGGCTTCTGGAGTTCTAGAACTAAGAGCTGATTTCTCTAGCTTAGCATTAAGTTGAGCTTGTCTATCCTTAGCTAACCCTTCTTCTCTACGAGTCATACCAGCATATTTACTAGTCTTTTCTAGTTTGACTTCTGCAGCCTTACGGCGTCTAAAGTCTCTTAGTGATTTATTCCCTTGAGGACCAAACCTTCTTTGACGTTTGGGGACTGACCCACCAGGATCGGGGAAGTTAAGGATCTTCCCCATACCCATGATGGCGTCAGCGAGTTGCCGACCGCTTGCCATTTAACGACCTCGGCGAGCGCGAAGACGCATCCTGCGACGTTCAGCAGCAGTCATTTTTTTCTCTTCTTTCTTGGGAAGTTGTCGTTGAGTACCACTAACACGTCCCCGACGGTTCTTTTTCTCAACTTCCTTACCTTCAGTAGGACGACCTCTGCCAAAAGTACCAGTACCAAACCGACCATCACGACCAGTTCCTACATTACCACCTTCATAAAGAGTCCTGGCGGGAGATTTAGGAGGATCCTTACGTTGTGTAGTAGGAGGATTCTTACGTTGTGTAGTAGGAGGATCCTTACGTTGTTTAGGGGGATCTTTCTTCTCCTCCTTCTTCTTAACTGGTTTTACTTTCTCAGTCTTTAGAAGAGATTTAGTGCTAAATGCTCTCTTAGTATCTACTTTAGCTTTAGCAGCCCTCGTACCCTGTTTCTTTTCACGCTCTTCTTTACGTTGAGCCTTACCGTATTCATTACCTTCTTGATACTCGTTTAGAGCATCCATGAGAGATTTCTTTTTAGCCATTAATGTGATCCAAAATAAGTTGTGTACGTTGTGGGTGTAGACCGAAGCGTGCTAGCATCCAGTCTTCCCAGTGTTCTGATCCCTTGTCCTGATTACAACATTGACATGCTGGGACACAATTTCTTGTAATTGTTTCACCTCCCTTAGAGCGAGGTTTAACGTGGTCGATTGTGAGTTCATGTAATTCATAAGATTGTCCGCAATAAACACATGTGCGATCAAAGCTCTCTTTGATGGCTCGCCTCCAAAGGCGAGTAGCTTCAGAAGACGTCATGGTTATTAAATTGGTGAGATAGTAATCAGGTTTAGGGAACAGAGGAGTCATGCTTTACGAGGTCTAGAGCGATTCTTTTTAGGACTTTCAAGTTTACCTGTATTAGGTCCTGTGTGAGATGCGTCTTTACCGTCGCCGTTACCATAAGTTCCAAGTTTACGATTTAGTTTGTTAGCGGCTACTCTAATCTTTAAGCCGTTCTTAGATTTGTTGTATGCTTTCTGTTGGGACTTGTGATTCCCATTAGCATATTTGGGTCCATCAAACCCTTTCGACTTTGCCATACAGTCTCCTCTGTACAAGTTCAGGGTCTATTTGTGGGATCACATTAGCTAGTTTATCAAGGGGATTACCCTCAAACTGTACACCAGAAATGTCATTAGCTTTTAACCAGTCACACGCTGCTTTAAGGTCTTGAGTAGAAGCCTCACCGCTTTTCAAACGTGATAGGAATTCCGTAGTAACCAGGTTGTGGAGTTCGTTGAACTGGTTTTCTGTTGCTTTCTTTTTCATAAGCTGTGATAGGTATTACGTCGCTACACATATGTGCGACTCTAGTTCCGGGTCTAAGCATAAACCCATTCTTTTGTATTTCCGAACACTTTAGTGCTCTTGTTAGTTCATAGTCTAACTTCATCTTGTCTCCATGCTTTCTAGCAAGAGACTTACATAACTCAACCATACCACCATCTAACGGTACAGCAAGACCTACTTGAAAACCCCAGTTAGCAGTAGTTACTCTACTTTCATAGTGATAAGGACTTGTGTTGTTACCCATGATAAAAGGAGTCAACGTAAGTGTAGACCCATTACATGAGTTATTAGGAAACATGTATTGTCTAGATGGTGCTCCATTGTTTTGTATCTGTACAGCTTGATTGGTTACATTACCAGTAGCTGCAGCAATAGGATTAGATGAGTTATGGACCTCTGGCTGTGCATTCACTGGGAGAACACAGACAAAGAGGTAGTAGTAGATGATAAATCGATTTCTCTTTCGATGTCGATTGTTTCGATTACTCCAGCTGCTCGGGTTGTCACCTCGTATTGAAAAGGCTCGTCTGCATCTATTACCGTAAAGGAGGAGAGATCTGCAGATGGAGTTACATTTGTACCAGACCATGCAGAAGTAGTTCCTCCATAGATTTCATGTGCAATAGTTTCAGTAACTGTTTGTGTGACAGTTGTCGTAGACTGCATACTTCCTTGAGTAAAGTTAGGAGTAACAGACTGCGCTTTAGCCTCTGCTGTCAATAGGAGGAGGAGTAGTAAGATCATAGTTTTTTACCGTTTCCATTAGAGTCTTTCATTCTTTGGATACCGTAAGAAGCTAACGTACCACTAAGTAGACTAGCAACAAAAGTAGGGTCCATCTTTTCCATCTTACCCATGTAAGACATAGTGAGGACACCACCAGCCCATAGTAGGACAACAAATTTGACTATTTCTGTAAACCAACCCTGTTGTTCATCGTTCATCCTTTTTCTTACGTTTAAGTAGTTTACTAACAATAGGTTTAAGGATGTCTACTAAACGTTTGAACGCTACAGTAGCAACCATACCAGCAGCGACTGAGACTACAGCAGTAGTAGCTGCAGCCGTCAGTACAGCTGGTGAAGGAACCGGAACATCAATATCTGTTCCTGGTATTCTTATTTCCCTCACTTCATTAATAAGCTTAGGAATGGTGGTTTTGATTGGTGGTGGTGGGGGATCACTGTTGACTCCTCCTTTAACACCAGGTGGTGCTCTAAGGTCGCTAGGAGGTACCACAAGAGGATTGTACCTAGGGATCTTATGCTGTGGGATTTCTAAAGTCGGGGTCGCAAGGTCTAGGTGGTGGGGTAAATGGAGCTTTGGTAGCTCTAGGTGCGTCCATTTCAAGGAGTCCATGTAGCTTTAAAAACTCTAAATCTCCAGAGTTTAACTCTTCGGTTAATTTTATTGATGCATTTTCAGCATCCTCTTTTACAACACCATCCTTAAGTACCACATAAGGATATGTCATTTCTCGCCATACCTTAGCTTCTAATCCAATGGAATTGTTGTGTTTTTCCCCAGTGGGGATCATTTTGTAGATAGTCATATCAACCTGAATTGTTACCTTGTTTCATTAATTGCCAGCCTGCGAAAGGATAAGAACTGCTTTGAGCCGCGACCGTGCAATCGGAGCTATAGCTATACTGTGAGGCTTGTAGGTATTCAAGTGTGAGACCATTCCCACCCCAAAGTGAACCGGAAACACCAATAGCCTGCCAAACTGGGTACGCGGTCCAATTACCTCTCGCTTGACATACATCAACAAAAGGCTCAGGTTGGTTTACCAATGGCTGCACTGAGAAATTATAGTTAAGGTAGCCATTAGGATTACTATCATATCCATTCTCAGCCGGCATATTTAGATTGCCGTTACCACTGTAATAAGGGTCTAAACCATCTGGCCAGCATTGGATGGGGTAGCCTAAGGGCGTATAACCACACCAGAAACCACGACCATGTTCATCTATAAAGAAAGCAGTATAATCATACTGAGAATCACCACTAACTGAAATGTACACAATACGTCCTACATCTAATCGGTTCTGAACATCACCACTATATTGAGTACCAACCAGAATATTATTGTTATCGGCAGCTGTTCCGCTATCCCAACTTGATGCACTTCCTGCCATATAACCAGGAGCCAGGAACTGTAGTTCTGCCCAAGTTAATGGATAGTTACTAACATTACCTAATACAGTTGGATCAGATAGGTTTTGCTGACCCACACCACCTGCTGCATAGTAGTTATAACCTGTAGTGTAGACTTTTGGTTCACCAGAATCACCACCATCAGTGATAGCATACTTTGCACCATATCGTGCTCCTGATGCCCACAGACTAACAACTCTTTGATTATCAGAGTTCATGGTAGTAGCTGCGTCTCGCATTAGAACACTGTTGACTACATCTTCACCTTCCACCAATGTACTGGTAGCAGGATCTCCACTATTTGTGATACCCACGTTCTTTCCGTATCCTTCAGAGTACCCACAATAATGAATAACACCTTGATCATCTAGAATATGAGCACCAGCAACACTACCGTTGCTAGACCATGGTGCTACCATGACTACTCGTCTGTCATGCAGACTACTGTTTGCATTGGAGGTACATTCATAAGGTGTAGTAACAAAGCCAGCAACTACACCGGTAGAAGCTGCTCCATTGTTAGCTTCACCACTATAGTTCTGCCCAGAATACCACAATCTACCAGTAACAGTCAATACATAGGTTCCATAAGAGCCGCAGGGGAATACTTGAGAGACCTCTTCATTATCGAATCTACTTAATGGTACTTCTTGTGCTGTAGTTGTGTAGGTAGCCACTGATGCAGCACGGAATTGTGTACCATAGTAGTCGTATCCAACAGTCCATAACCTATTATCAGTAGATACAAAGTATGTAGTTCCTGTACTAGTGTAGTTACAGTTTATCCCAGCATCACCATTACAAATCTGCCTAATACGTGGTTTATTAGGACCAGTTAATAGTTGAGTTCCATCTTCATTATAGAAGGATATCATGTTCCATCTATAATTAGTACTCGTAGTACCATCTCCACAAGCTCCTAGTCCATTATAACCAGATGCTGCATAAGCATACCCTTCTCTACTAATTGCAAAGGTATAGCACTGACCTGCTACATAGTATTTAACCCAAGGCATAGCATACCCCCGACCAGGAGCTGGATCTAAGGCAGCACCTGTATCAATATCCAATAACCATTGAGAATAGTCATTAGGTTGAGTACGTGCTAGGTCAGCCATACCTCCATCATAAAACATTATCTGTCTATACTGACTAGAGCCATATGTCATAGTATAGGCTCCGTTATTCAGCGGCCAGTTATAGTAATCTGGAACTGTTGTTGTGTTCTTACCTTGGTACCACAACAGACCACGATTGTCTATGTAAGAGAATCCATCCCAACCAGAATTACATCCTCCATTCACCCTGCCACGGCCATAGGTAGCCCAAGCAGGAATCGCATTGTCAGGTGTGAAATTGAGGGCAACATCCCGACACATTTGAGCGTTTGAAAATGAACCAGCAGCTAGTGGATAGGTCCAATTAGGATCACCATCAGGACCATCACTACCACCTGTAATGGCAATGGTAGCTTGGTTGTTACCAGCATCAGTAACAGTAACACCAGTACCAGTAAAGTTAAGAGTATCAGCAGTAGCAACAACTGAAGTACCACTATCCTCAACATCAATAGAACCACTAACTGTTGCCCAATCTAATACACCAAAACCATTTGTCTGGAGTACTTCATTAGGTTCTCCATCATTAGGAGGTAAGGTTAGAGTGTAGTCAGCAGTGAAGTTCTCATTACCTGTTGGAGCTTGGAAAGTAATTGTACTTTCTCCAGCAGGATCCTGGTCATCAGTACCAGTAAAGCTGAGAGTCTCATTGACATTCAAGAGGACATCATCACCAGCTGTAGTGGGAGATAGGTTAGTACCTGTTTTAGTCCATACCCCACCTCCTGCATCAACTTCCCAACTAGCTACTCCAGCATTAGTTACTTGTCGTACATAGCTGGTGGTTTGGGCTGGTGTGTCAGGGTCCAGAGTTACAGTACCCGTAGCATCAGGAAGGGAAACAGTCCTATCTTCGGTAGGATCAATAACTGTTAATGTAGTTTCATTATCATCACCCGTTCCACCTTCAAAGACGATATTAGAATCAACTCCTAAGGCAATGTCATGACCTTCACCGGTGATCAGAGCATCCTGATCAACAAGAGTGTTGTCAATGGTTAGAGGACCAGTCATGGTATCACCAACTACATTGACATACCTAGCATCAGGATTGTCAACTGTAAAGCCTAGTGATAACCAGTCAGCAGTAGCTGCCCTCCATTGTACATTGAGGTTTAGATCAGCAGTCCAGCCACCAACTGGTGTTGGAAGGTTTGTAATAGCAGGGTTAGCGTTCTGAGCTCCAGTGGGGTCTAGAATTGTAAACTCTGCTTCATCAGTAGGAGGTGTTGCAGCCAAAACATCAAGAGCAGCTATGTCAGCAACAGGAGTGAACGTACCAGTTCCTCCTCCTCCAGTATCTAGGGCTTGCCAGTTAGCACTAGCATTAGGTACTGTACCATCAGGTTGACGAGCTGCACCAGATACGTATCGGAAGTAAGTATTTGCTGCTCGGACAATACCTGCTGCTTCAGTGTATTGAGCTTGGTTAAAGACAATGGAACCATCTTGGAGGAGACGCCCATTGATATTAAGTAGCTGATCCCCTGCAGCACCAGTGATGACCATGACGCCACCACGTTGTTGATTAGATAAAGTTACTGGGAAGTTTTCTGTAGGAGCTACCCAGGTTGTGTTGTTTGTTGATACGGGCAACAACCCGTTTGTGTTAATATCAGGCATTAGTTAATCACCACAGTTGCAGGAGCAGCCACAGGCCAGTTGAATGAAATTATATTGTATTGACAAGGTGGGTAGCCAGCGACCTGTGGATTGGGTTGGAGATTGACTACACCGATATTAGGATTAAAGACATCAACAGGTTGACCGTTAAGAATGATCTGTGCTCCATTAATTGCTTGACGAGATACGAACCAGAAGATGCCATTAGGCTGACCAACTGGTATATTATTAATTATAAAGGCATCAGTGTTATTACCAGCCAATGTATTCTGAGCTGTTACCAGTTCTTGAGCTGTGGGAGTAGCAGCACCAAGAGCCCAAGAATTAGGGAACTCCCATTGTAAGGTCAGCTGTTCAGTTTCATTTTGAGCAGCGGTGTTGTATGCTCCAACAGCAGCTACACCAGCAGGTCTAGCGAACACTGTGCTTGCTGTAATGGTAGGACCATCATCATCCCAGAATAAGTTAGGAGTGAATGTAATGGTAGAGTTAAAGTTACCTTGAGCTTGGTCTGGAACAAACACATCACCAGCAACGTCACTATCTAATGTAGTAGTAGCATTACCAGGTGTAGTCAGGTTAGCAGTAGCAATAGCTATTTGATGGTCCTCAAGAGGATTAAGGAACAACCGTGGAGCTACTAATGTGCTATTGATATTAACACCAGGATCCCTCCAGTTCTGTGTTAATACAGCGTTAGGAGGATTGGCACTACCATCTGAGAAGACAAACGGGATTGTCGCTGTAGCTGTACCACCTGTTGCATCACCATTAGCAGAGTTAGATTGGATAACTGCGTTAGCATTAGTGCTGACAGTTTGATCAGTTACCGCACCTGGAGCATAAGCTGGGTTAGGATTCTGTAGAGTGTACTCATCACGGTCTGTTGTGACAGTACCAGCAGTCTCTACGAATGGTGTACCGATACCACTTACAAAGGGATCAGCACCTTGTGGGTTCTCTACTTGTGCTACAAAGCCAGGAGAGGGAACATCCCAGTTCAGGAGTGGAGCGTTGATAGCAACGATGAACTGTCCACCAGCCAGGTTAATAACAAGTACGTTAGCACCACCTTGACCTTGAGCTAAGATATCAGTATCAGCAATAGCAATTGGTTCTGTACCTGGAGCAGTACGGAAGCTTAGAGCTCGCCAGACTTGGTTGTCAACAGCATCTTGAGTCCACACCAATCCTACAGTATCAGCTGTAGCATCAGTAAACCTAGCATCCATAGCAGCTGTAGTTGCTGCTCTAGTGTTATCAGAAATCCAGGGATCTGTACTTCTAATTACTGAACCATTGACCCAGTCTGTACCATTGTAGGTCAGCCAGGACATATTGGTTGGGTTAGTCAGAGTGACATCATCCAAGTCTCCAAGGTCCATCCCTTGACCAGGGATGATAGGATCATCAGGGTTACCATTGATCATGAAGCCAAGGGTAGACCTCAGCTCTTGAATCAGATGGAGTAGCTGAGTCATATCAGCATTCAAGTCCCCTGCTCTAATGGCAGCTCCTACTTGGAATACAGCAACGGGTTCGCAGATGTTAGTCCTGCGACCAATGATAAGAGAGTCACCACCAGGAGCAGCGGTAAAGGTGACCAGCGCTGGGCTGACACCTTGGTTGATTGTATAGTTAAGAGCACCGGGAGTGGCTGTGTTAGTTAGCAGGGTAAATGTACCTGCTGGTTGCTCCCTATAAACTACGACATCAGCTTCAGCTTCAAACTCAAAGTTAATGTTGTAGGTTAGTTGGGTAGCTAAGTTTTGTGTATAAATATCGGGGGGTAGAGAACCGTTAGCTACACATGTGTTAGTTTGAGGCATGTTACTTAGGCATGTTTAGTAGTTCTTGGGCTTCTTGATATCGATCATTAGCAGCATCAGGGTACTCTTTTTGAGACAGTTGAGATGCTTCGATCTTCTGCTGAGCTCTAATGAGACGTTGTACCTTAGGATCAAGGGCAACCTTAGCCCATGCTTTCTTCTGGGCACGACGAATAGCACCAGCAATTAGTTCGTTTACTTTATAAGTCCTAGGTTCCTTACCAATGAAACCAGCATTCCTATCCTTTTCCATCTGCTTAAGAGACTCTTGGACATCAGAACGTGAGGCTAGCTCATTGAGTTCAGCTTCTAGGTTTTGTTCACCCATAGCCTGTTGGTACTCAGATCTGATATCAGGGTAGTCTTTCAGGTTCACACCATCAGGGTTAGCATAGACAGCAATGTTGAGGTCATAACCACTGTTAAACAGCATGGTACGACCAGGAGAGTTCTGCACATTCAGTTGGACTGGTGAGAACATATTGAACATACGAGTAACAAAGCTGTGATTCTTAATAGGTTCACCACTCAAGAAGTCATACTTAATAGGTAGTTTATTACCACCTGCAATCAGTTCAGTCAGTTGGTTACGGTTACGGATAGAGGATGCAAGGTCAGAGTTCAGCTCCTTCATGTAAGGGTTGAACAGCTTACCCAGTTCATTCCGCATACCACCCATAGGGATCTGATTGTTAGCTAGGTTAGCAGCAACCTTACCTACTTCATTAGGATTATTAAAGAGTTCTACCAGCTGTGAGAGACCACTCAGATAGGACTTAGAGACAGTACCTTGAGCCAGAACAGTAGCCAGACGTTGGAATCTCTGCTCTGTCCACTCAGGTCCCATCAACTCAGAGTTGTCACCCACGTCAGCAACGTGAGAGAGGATAGAGTTGAATGGTTCAAATGAATCATAGGATACCCAGACATCACCAAGTTTAATGGACCTAGGTTGCCAGCCAGCAGCCATCCATGTCTTCTTCTGAGCAGTGTTCATCGGACCATTACCAGTCAGACGATCAGTCATGAAGAACATCGATGCCATGGTGACCAAGCTAGTACCCATCACCATTCTACCCTTTTGGATAGCCTTAGCGTTGTCTAGTTGTTGACCATTCTCAATACCAATGTCTAGTAGCTTACCAGAGTTAGCCATTTCATAGGAAGCATTAGCAATCCTACGCTCGTCTTTAACTAGCATGTTAAAGCCAGGCATGTGCTTAGCTGTCAGCTCAAGACCATTGACACCAGTCCTAGCAAAGAGGAAGAAGGGTTTAGCCCAAGGAGTCTTAGAGAAGAGCTGCTCCATACCCTTAGTGAAACCACTGAGGTCACGGGTTAGGGTAGCTTCTT